AATCATAATCAATATTTGTAATTTCAAGATACCATCATTAAAATTATTTGCAAGTATTAGATATGGACATACTATACGTACAGGAGGACCTCTAGCAATAGAGGTTCTTTTGTTTATAGTGTGCTATAATAAAATTATCAACACCTCGTTGATTGTCTTTATTCATTTAAAGATGCCCCTTTCTTGCCCTAGCTTGTCTAGGGTATGGGAAAAAATTTTTTTACGCCTTCGGCTCTTGTAAGCCTTCAGGCTTCTTTCTACCTTTGATTCGTGGGTACACTTTTGTTTTATGAGTATTACAATATCTATACTTGTTATATTTTGATATAACTGTATCGCATCCATCCTGCAAACAAATTCTTCCTGTAGTATAGGAAGTAGAGGGTTTGTAATTAGGATATTTATTTCCTTTTATATAATCACTCATAAAGTTATAGTATAGTTAGGAGAACTAAAAGTTATGTACGGATATAAGAAGAAGAAAAAAATGTCTGGAAAAAAACGAAAAGGCAAGAGATAACAAATGGCTACCTATCAAGGAATGAAGGTTAAGCTAAATAGCCCTAGTGCTATTAGGAAAGGCGAACCTGGTTACGGTCGTAAATCCAAAAAGGTTTTTGTTATGGATAACGGTAAAGTTAAGAAAGTAATGTTTGGTGACCCCAATATGCCTGTTCGTAAAAACAATCCAAAGGCAAGAGCTTCATTCCGAGCTAGGCATAAATGTTCTACTGCTAAAGATAAGACTACTGCTCGGTACTGGGCTTGTAGAGATTGGTAAAGGAGAGATATGCCAAAAGGTAAAAAAGGATATTCTGCAAAGCAGAAAAAGATTGCAAGATTAGCACCACCGTTTGATAAATTAACTGCTGCTGATTTTAAAAAGCTAAGGAAGATGAAGTGAAAATTAAAGGTGTAGATATGTCTGGTCTAACTAAAAGACAACAACAGACAATGAAAAAACATTCTGTGCATCATACAAAAAGACATATGGAGTATATGCGTAACAGTATGAAGCGTGGTGCTACATTTACACAAGCTCATAAACGAGCACAGAAAGCTGTAGGTAAATAGTGGCTAAGATACCAGCAAGTGCAAACACAGCACTTATAAAAAAAGCAAAGCAAAGTGGTATATCTTTATCTACTTTAAAAACTGTTTACAAAAGAGGTCAAGCTGCGTATATGAGTTCTGGTTCAAGACCAGGAGTTTCTATGGCTCAATGGGCTATGGGCAGAGTTAACAGTTATATTCGTGGTTCTAAGAAACACGATACTGACCTTCGTGGTGGAAAGAAAAAAAAGAAGTAGTGAATAGAAGAAAACAACCTTATAGATATGGTGTACCAGCAAAATACCTAGCAGGATTGTCTGATGCTGCAGCTAAGAAAAGAGCAGCAGAGATAAAACGTACTGCTAAATTATATAAAGCTGGTAAAAAAGTAGATATTAAAAAAGTTCAGAAATCTAGAAAAGCTGATAAGAAAAAGAAAAAATAATGGCTAGACCTATTTGTCATAGAAATGACTACAAAGGTGAACAATGCCGAAAGAAAGCTGTTAAAGGTGGTAAGTATTGTAGCCCTGAATGCAGACGTAGAGTTAGCTATATAAAAACTTTAGATACAGATAGTAATAAAGTATCCAACACTTCGGAATCAAAATCACGAGGAGCTAAATATCCTGACTTTGTTCAGTACTATGCAGCAGATATAGAAAACAAAAAGAAAACACATCAGCAAGTAGCAGACTTGTTAGAAATAGACAGAAGTCAAGTTACAAGAATGTATGCTGCTTATAAAGAAGACAAAGAAAATTTTGAAGCACAAAAAGATTGGAAAATGTCTGAAGCTGCAAAACAATCATTAAAAGATTTTAAAGAGTTTAGAGATAGGTATTTTAAAACAGAAACAGGTGAACTATACGAAACAGCTGACTTTCACGAAAAGTGGATAAACAGTATTGTTGATGCTATAGAAAACGGTAAACAACAAATGATACTTAGTCCCCCAAGGCACGGTAAGACAGACTTGCTAACACACTTTGCAGTATGGCAGATATGTCAAAACCCTAACATAAGAATTATGTGGGTAGGTGGTAATGAAGATATTGCAAAAAATGCTGTAGGTGCTGTGCTAGACCATTTAGAAAATAACGAACAGCTTAATGAAGAAATTAATGGACCAGGAGAAAAATTCCAACCTAAAATACGTTCGGGTAAATCTTGGTCATCAGGACAGTTTACTATTGGTACAAGAACTGTTACTGGTATTAAATCACCTACTATGGTTGCTGTAGGTAAAGGTGGAAAGATACTATCTCGTGACTGTGATTTAATTATTGCAGACGATATAGAAGACCACGGTACAACAATACAACCTAGTGCTAGAGAACAAACAAGGCAATGGTGGACAACTACTTTGTCCTCTCGTAAAGAGGAACACACAGCTGTAGTTGTTATAGGGTCAAGACAACATCCTGAAGATTTATATAACTTCTTACTAGAAAACCCTGAGTTTGAAACAATAGTAGAAGAAGCACATAGTACAGAATGTATTTTGCCTGAAACAGAAATAGAAGAACATACTGACTGTATGTTATGGGCTAGTAAACGTACTTACAAATGGCTCATTTCACAAAAAAATAATGCAGACACTACAGGAGGTAGAGCTATTTTTGAAATGGTATATCTAAACAAAGCATTTGTAGAAGGTATTACAATGTTCAATTCTGAAGATATAGACCAATGTAGAGATGTTAACAGAAGAGTAGGACATATTCCTGCAAGTACTCATTTGATTGCAGGATTAGACCCTGCTGCTACAGGATTTCAAGCCTGTGTGTTATGGGCAGCCAATCCAGAAACAGGTCAGTTGTATCTTGTAGATATAGAAAACGAACAAGGTGGTGGTGTTATACAAGCTAAGAAATCAATACAAAAATGGTACGAAAAGTATGGACTTGCACATTGGGTAATTGAAGAAAACGGATTTCAAAAAGCTATTAGACAAGATAAAGATATAAAAGATTACTGTAGTAGATTTGGTATATATTTAGAAGGACATCAAACACAAAAAAATAAATATGACCCAATTTATGGTGTTGGAAGTATGCAACAGCTATTTGAACAAAAGCTAATAAATCTACCATATGGTGATACAGAAAGCGAAACTAAGAGTAATATATATCGTAGACAACTAATTTATTTTTCATCTGCTGCTAGTAAAGCAAGTAAGGCGAAAAGTTACAAATCAGATGTCGTAATGGCTAGTTGGTTTCCACTAAAAGTTATAAGAAGATTAGGAAAAGAAAGGCTAGCTGAGGTAGGATTAGATTATAAACCTAGTTTTGGAGAATGGAATTTAAGCGATATGAACGAAAGCCCTTGGGGATAGAATGACACCTGAAGAGATACAATACGCTGTAACTAATTTACACTTTGATAATCAAAGTGCATATTCTACTAGAGGTCGTATTCGTGCAATTATGAATGGTGGACCTGACGGTATTCTTGCTTTACTAGGTGACCAACTAAAAGGTTTTGAAGATTATCAAATACCTGTACCTAACCTAATGATGTCAGGACTAGAACACTTGTCACAAAAAATAGGTCGTATTCCTAACTTAAAAGTAGATGTACCTAACAATAAAGATTCAGATAGAGCTAGAGCTAA